TTCAAGATGCAAAATACTACTTATGTTGTAAGTAAGATCCATTGCGTTAGCAACAGAATTACAAGCATCAGAAGTAGCTTTGCTTTTGATCTCTGGTCCCGGTCCGTGGGTACTCGCTGGATCTGCAATGTTGCAGATGGAGCGAATTACTCACCAATCCACTACATGAACAGGATTTCTCTTGTTCATGCTGTGGAAAGCGGAGTATTCTCAGGGAAGGGTAAGACTCTTCCTCAGCTTACGCTGAAGAAGTTCCTTCAATGGGAATACATCCTAGGATACCGTTCATCCGCTCTTTTGCGTTTAAACGGGAAAACCGTTCTAAGTTGGTAAACTCGCGCACCTCGCCCACCCCTTGACTGCAGGTGGGTGGCAAACTTGCTAAAAGGAGTCATGGTATGTCCTACGTTCAGTACGCGCACCCTCTGGTTTTTCCAGAGTTAACGATTACTGATCCGTTTGGACATGTTACTACCATTTCCCTAGGCTCGTATGTTTCTGGCTACCTGGAGATATCCAAAGCCGAGTCAGTCAAGCGTATCAAACCGTTGGACCTGAAGGCTAGTTCTAGCCTTACGGGATTCGGCGGGCATTCGGAAATCGAGACATTGTATGGCTCGTTCGATGCTCGTATCGAATCTGGTGGTTACACTTACGCCTACAAAAGTCTGAATGCTGCCGCGTACTTTGCTGCCGGACGCACGATTTCTGCCGAAGATCCTGATTGGGAGGGCAAATTACGCCTCGCAGTTAAGGATCAGAAGGTGAATCTCGCGCAAACGATGGCTGAGTATAAGCAGACCCAGGACCTCTTTGTGGGAAATGCGACCAAGTTCATACGGTTAGTACGCGATCTTAAACGTCGAGGCAAAGTCCCTCTAACAGAGGAAGCACGTCGAGTGCTTCAGCTGAAAGATAGGGGCATATCTATACCTGTGAAGGTAAAGAAAGCCAAGAAAGCTAAACTTAGATCCGAAGTGTCGAACCGGTATTTGGAATACCAGTTCGGCGTCAGGCCCCTTTTGCAGGATATTGCTGGTTCTGCGGAGGAGCTTGAGTCCAACCTGTCACGTCCGTGGATGCGGGATGTTACCGTCAACTGCTCTAATGAGGTCCGGAACGTAAGAACCGGCACATTGAGTTTAGACGGTCGCAAACTTCATGCCATAGATACTGACAGAGTGGTGATCAAAGTGAAAGCAATTGTGCGTGCCGAGTCAATGGCAGCACAGCGTTTAGGATTTACCAATCCAATGGCACTTGCATGGGAACTCCTACCGTATTCGTTTGTTGTCGACTACTTTGTTGGTGTCGGCAACTGGCTTAACGGCCTAGACGCTATGATGGGAGTCTCAGAAGTGTATGGAACGGTAACCAGGAAATCCAAGTATATTTCGACGACAAACCTCGGTAGCTACTACTTTGAACGTGGGTATGGTCGGTCAGTATTTACATCACTGCCCGGTTCCAGACCTATGCCTCAGTGGAAACCTAGCCTCGGTTTTACTCGGATTACTAATATCCTGGCGTTGCTGTCTCAGTTAAAGAGATAGCTCTTCTCATGTAATTTTACATTCCATTTCAAGGAACACTCTATGAGTGAAGCGGCTGTATTTTCCGTTGATAACGGAGCAGACACACCTGTGTCAATTACGTTCGAGCCTGAGATTGTTTCAGGCGGAAACGCCACTTTTCGTGACAAGACGATCGGGATCTCGAACCTCATGCCTCGCATGAAGTCCGTGACCTCGTTGGCTAACGCCAACCGACCGACTAACAGAGTGACCTTCCAGGTCTCTCTGCCTGTCTCGAAAACCGTGGACGGCGTTCTCGTACTGGATTACATCCTGCGCGCAGACTGCCAGTTCGTCTTGCCGGAACGCTCGACGCCGGCCGACCGCAAGAATCTTCTTGCGTTCGTCCGGAACGGCCTCGATGAGGTGCCCGTAAAGGACACCATCATCGATGTCAGTCCCATCTGGGGTTAGTTAGGTGGACGATTTCGGCGGTCTCGGATCGAAAGATCCAAAACTGCCTACACCGCGGAGGCGCAGAGATACATGGTTGCATTATGCGACCATTGTGGCTCTGTTCCTTCAGGTGATCGTCGCCGCTTTCCCCGAGGTCTGTTCAAATATCATACCCTTTCGAGGGTCGATTATTGAGCAGATGAGAAGGTAAGTCACCATCTACCTTCTCGGTGGTGCTGACTTCGAGCGCCAGTAATACCTGGATGGGGGTTACCCCATTTCCTATTAATCATCCGTTAGGAGATTAAACCCAATGTTTGACATTGAGTGCAAGGCTTACTTGAAGATCTGTGAATCGATCAACACTCCAGTTAGTTTGTCTCCTGGTTACTAGTGCAATATGAAGAGTGGGATCAACTTGTTGAAAAACAAATTGATCCGTTACACTACTCATCTGCCAGTAGCTTCGCGGACGACTACCTTGTTGTGTCGATACTTAGGAAGAACCATCGTGTGCCGACTTCTTTCGATAGAGAGAAGAACGCATATGAGAAGTTCTTTGATTCAGAGCGCGTTTGCAAAGAAACAAATGAGCGAATCCGCGGATTTGTTAATGGAGCAATTTCTGCTCCACCAGGGATTTCCCCCGTTCTCGAAAGAGCTCGGGGCATCATCTGGCAAATCCTTGGCCCATTAACACGGGCCAAACTTGATTTTGCGGAATCAAACATGCGTTTCGGTCCAGGTGCGACAACGTCGGTTTCAGGACGTGACGTAACACCTTCAAGAAAATTCACAAGCTCGTTGCATGTGACGCCTAGGTTGTATCCTTACTGGCCCAGCTTAATCCCACATCTGTGGAGGGCTGCTGTTACCGATGTAACACTTCGGTCGGCAAGTAAGGTTACATGTGTTCCCAAGGATGCCAAAACTGACAGGATTATCGCTATCGAACCCCATCTGAACATTTATGTTCAGTTAGGTGCCGGAGCTTTGATCCGTCGTCAACTTAAGCGCTTTGGAGTCGATCTGAATGACCAAACGAGGAATCAATATCTAGCTAGTACGGCTCAACAAACCGGACTTGCTACTATTGACTTGTCCTCTGCTAGTGATACTGTTAGCAGAGAACTCGTGTGGTTGCTTCTCCCTTTCGAATGGGCAGCTCTTCTGGATCTTTCACGTACTGAGTACGCTGAGGTTCAGGGAGTTGAACATCGTCTGGAGAAGTTTTCGTCCATGGGAAATGGTTATACCTTTGAGTTGGAGAGTTTAATCTTCTACTCATTGGCTTTGGCCGCTTCAGATGGACAGAAAGGAGTGAACGCTTACGGCGATGATATTATATTGCCTGCGGCGAATGCTCCCATTCTGATCGAGACATTAAGCTTTCTCGGGTTTAGTGTCAACACCCGTAAAACCTTCCTGGCAGGTCGGTTTTACGAATCTTGCGGAATGGACTACTTTGATGGAGTTAACGTCCGACCTTTCTTTTGGAGAGGTATGAGAGATGACGCCAGAATGGTTATATACCATATGGCGAATTCTCTCCGGAGGTATGCTCACATCCGCAATGGCTCTCTGTCGTGCGATGTTCGTTTTCTCCCTGCCTGGCTTTACCTGATTTCCAGGTTGTCAGACGGGGATAGGCGAGTACGCATTCCAGATGGCTATGGGGATGGTGGTCTCATCAGTAACTTCGATGAAGCCACACCATCAAGAGCCCGGCATGGATTTGAAGGCTTCGTCGTACCAAGTTATGTGGCATCCCTTAAGTATAGAGGCGC